CCGATTACCGACCTACCTTATGTAGATCTGGGATCGATTCAACATTCTCAGTTTTCCTTTTGACGGGAGTTAGGTTATAGACCAAAAGATGAGCCAAAGATACCTAAGACTCTTAACTTTCGCAATTATCATTTTACTAGTAAATCAGGTCCTAGTGGGCAAGCTTTGATCTCCTCTCTAGCAGATCTATCTTTGATACGCCTCGATAAGCGTCTCTTGGATAGTATTTGCAAAATAGGTGGGCCAAAGTTAACTCACAGGATTAATGGTTTATTAGAAAATTTGGAATTTGCGACAGCTAGTTTACCTCAAGTAATTCCACAACGCTTGAGAAAGCTTTCTTACTTTTCTGATAAAGAATTAAAGGTTCGAGTAATTGCTATCTTAGACTATTGGTCTCAGACAGCACTTTACCCTTTCCATTTATATCTTTATAGAATTTTAAGAAAGATTCCTCAGGATTGTACAATGGCTCAAGGGTCTTTTAAAGATAAAATTATAGGTTGAGAGGAATTCTACAGTATCGACCTTACGGACGCTACTGATAGATTTCCTATTCAATTTATAATGGATACCTTTAAAGGATTAATACCCTTAGATTGACTCCAAGCTTGAAAATATGTCATGGTAGGTTTACCATTTGATTTCAAATTCCTTGGAAAGACTTCTCGTCTCTCTTATGGAACTGGAACTCCGATGGGGGCCTACACGTCATGAGCTACCTTTGCGGTTGCTCATCACTACGTGATATATCTTTGTTGCTTAGAATTAGGAATTGATTGAAAGACTAGTAAGTATGTATTACTAGGCGATGATATCCTTATTGGAGATCCTCGCTTAGCAATAAGATACAAACAGTTTTTGAATCAATTGGGCGTAATGTATTCACCTAACAAAACACATGAATCCAAATTCTTTTCGGAATTTGCGAAACGTTTGCTTTGAAAAGGTCAAGAAATTACACCCTTCCCAATTTCTGCTGTTAAAGACAGTAATATGTTTTACGACTTATTACCCGTTCTTTATGGTGAAGTTATGAAAGGCTGGGCCTTTGGTCAAGAAGTTAGTGGGTCTATAGGTTCATACTACCAAATTGTTAAAGGTTTTAACAGCAAGTTCTGTGCTAAAATCTCTCTCAAGGCGGCGGTCTGTGAAAGACTTATGCTTTGCATAAGTGGTAAAGGGTCGGCTGTAGACTGTCTTAAAGCAGTCTATAGGCAAATCCCTGTTCCATTTCCATCAGC